GCCGGCTTACCTCTGGATCCCGCCACGGAGCGGCTCGTACGGCGATGAGGCTGTCGACCTCGCACGTCTCGCCGGCCGGGAACTCGACGAGGAGCAGTGCCTAGCCGTCGACGCGATGCTCTCATATGGCTCAGGCGGACGATGGGTCGCCCTCGAGTCGGGGATCGTCGAGCCTCGGCAGAACGGCAAGACTGGCGGCGTTCTCCTCCCGGTGACCTTGTTCGACCTATTCTTGCTGCCGCCCGACCGGATTGTGTGGACGGCTCACATCTTCCGCACCGCCCGCGACGCGTTCGACGACTTCTGTACCTGCATCGAGACCGCGCCGGAGTTGTCGCGCCGGGTCAAGAACATCTCCTACGGCCACGGTGAAGAGTTCATCGAGCTACACTCCGGCGCCAAGCTCGAATTTCTGGCTCGGAGCAAAGGCGGTGGCCGAGGACTCGGCGGCAAGCGGGTCGTCATGGATGAGGCCCTTTTCATTGCCGCGTCCGCGATGGGCGCGCTGCTGCCGGTGCTGTCGGCTCGACAGGATCCGCAGGTGAACTACGGCTCCAGTGCCGCGCTCGAGACCTCGGACCACCTACATCGACTGAAGGACCGCGGCCGAAAGGGCGGGGATCCGTCCCTGATCTGGATCGAGTTCTGCGCCCCAGGTTCATGGAAGGATCCCGGGTGCGAGACGGGCAGAGCCTGTCAGCACACCGTCGGCTCGGCCGGCTGCGCGCTCGACCGCGAAGAGTTCATCGGGAAGGCAAACCACACTGCGGGTAAGCGGATCACCTGGGAATACCTGCGAGCCGAGCGATTGGCCTTGCCGGTTCAGGAGTACGGCCGGGAACGTCTCGGGTGGCACGAAGACCCACCGCTTACCGGTGGCGACATCGATGCCGCCGCGTGGCAGCAGATGCTTGATGAGAACTCTCGTCGTCACGGTGACGTCACGATCGGCGTTGACCTCAACCCGCAGCAGGACAGCGCGTCGATCGGGTTGTTCGGGATGCGCGAGGACGGCCGGGAGCACATGCAGTTGATGGACTGCCGACCCGGTATCGACTGGGTTCCGGACAGGTTTGTTGAGCTGCGAGACCTGTTGAATCCGGTCGGGTACGCGATGGGCCGCAACACGTATGCGGCGCTCGAGGCTGAGCTGAAGAAACGGGACTTCGTGCGTCCGGAGAACCCGGACGAGCCGGAGCGCGGCAACGTTGCCATCGTCGCGGGCGCGGACATGTCGGCTGCGACCGGGCAGATGCTCACCGTCTGCCGCCCGGTAATCGGTGACGACGGGGCGCTGGACTACCGGGCGCGCCACATCGGACAGCGTGAACTGAACATGGCGGCCGCATCTGGGCGGGTACGCGAAGGCACTGACTCGGTGGGTTGGTCTCGGAAGGACTCCGGTGGCGACATCACTCCACTGAACGCGGTGACCGTGGCGAAGTGGCTGTATCAAGCCTGGGCGCACCTAGTGACGAATGACTACGACGTACTCGAATCCGCGTGGTAGCGATAGGGGTGCGCCGGTGAAGGTTCAGGAGCACGTGACGACGGCACTGGACACGCTGGGAATCCTGCTGATTGCCGCAGCCCCACTGCTGGCCTTGTGGCCCGTGATGGGTGGCTGGGCAACGGGCCCGGCGGGAGCTGCTGTGCTCGCGGGGAGCTGGTGGGCGGACGGCGGACTTGCCAAATTGAAGGCCAAGTTCCGCGGCGGTCAGACGTGAGCCTGTTTCGCCGCTCATTCCAAGGCATGACCGCCGAGGACTACATCCGGCGCGTCGGCGTGACCTCGGGAGGCCGGGCGGCGGTCACGAGCGACACCGCGCTGCGACACTCGGCGGTGTGGGCGTGCCTGCGCCTGCGGGCGAACTTGATCTCCACCATGCCCGTGGATCTGTATCGCAAGGTCTTGGGGCATCAGGTCGAGGTTCCTAAGCCGCCGGTACTGGTGAAGCCGGGCGGGGAGCGGGTTGAGATCGAGGAGTGGCTGTATTCGAGCCAGGTCGATCTGGACAGGGCCGGCAACGGCGTCGGCTTGGTCACCGAGGTCACCGGTTCGGGCTTGCCGAACCGCATTGACCTGCAGCCGATCGGCGAGTGCGCGGTAGTGCCAGCGGAGGTCACGAAAGCCACGCCCGATGGGTGGCGGTGGAGGATCTGCGGGAAGCTCTACGACCCGCACGAAGTGTGGCACGAGAAGCAATACACGGTCGCCGGACTGCCGGTGGGTTTGTCGCCGGTCGCGTATGCGGCGTGGACGATCGGCGAGTATCTATCGATCCAGGACTTCGCGCTGGACTGGTTCGGCAACGGCGGCGTCCCGGCGATGCACCTGAAGAACACCGGCAAGACGATCACCAGTCCGCAGGCGCAAGAGGTCAAAGACCGCTTCTCCGCGAGCGTCCAGCAGGGCGGGTTGTTCGTTTCCGGCCAGGACTGGGAATTGAACCTCCTGCAGTCGGAAGCAGCGGGGAACTCGTGGCTCGAAGCCAAGCAGTACAGCGTCGGTGACGTGGCCAGGTTCTTCGACTGCCCTGGGGACCTGATCGATGCGGTGGTCCGCTCTGGACATATCACGTACGCGTCGATCACCGAGCGGAACCTGCAGTTGCTGATCATGCATATCGGCCCTGCGGTGATCCGCCGAGAGAAGGCACTCGGACGACTGACGGCCAAGCCGCGGTACGTGAAGCTGAACACCGACGCTCTGCTGCGGATGGACCCCAAGGCGCGCGCGGAGACCTTGAAGCTGCGGATCGATTCCCGCACGCTCACCCCGTCCGAGGCACGCATGCTCGATGACTTGGAACCGCTGACACCAGAGCAGATCGCCGAGTTCGACCACTTCTTTCCGCCGAGGGCGACCCCCGCGACCTCCAGCCCGAATCCGCAATGACCGGAGGAACCATGACCGACCGTGCTCGCATGCTGCAGCGCCGCGCCGCAGCGGTACAGGCGAACCCGGGCGACGTCCCGAACGGCGTGGCGAGATCCCACGCGTTCGGGGTGAAGATGCGCGCCTCCACGGTGATCTGGAACAAGCAGGAGCGAATCCTGCTGGAGGGCTACGCCTCCGTTGTCGAGAAGAAGTACCGAATGTGGGACATCTTCGGCGAGTACGACGAGGTGGTTTCCCAGGGCGCCTTCGACGAGACCCTGTCGAAGAACCCGGATGTCGCCTACCTGGTGAACCACCGGGGCGTCACTATGGCGCGCACTACGAACGGCAGTCTGGAGCTTCTCGCCGACGGCAAAGGCCTGGCCACCTCGGCCTACGTCAACCCCAAGCGCACCGATGTTCGCGACCTCGTCACGGCGATCGAGGACCGCGACGTCACGGAGATGAGTTTCGCGTTCCGCATCGACGAGGGCGAGTGGAACGACGACTTCACCGAGTTCCGCATCGCCAAGGTCGACTTGGACCGGGGGGACGTATCGGCGGTGAACTACGGAGCCTCGCCGCACACCTCTGTTGCGGCACGGCAGTCGGAGATCATGCAAGACCTCCGACTGCTTCCCGAGGGCGCCCAGCGAGCGGTCGTTGAGGATCTGCAGGTCCGGCTCGCGCCGGCCGCAACGGACGAGTCGGTCATCGAGCGCGACCAAGAACCTTCGGTCGAGCGCACCCCCGAACTGGGCGGCGGCAGTGTCGCGCTGATGAAAGTCCGGCTGTCCATGCTGGACGACTAGAGACTTTCCGCTACGCCGGCCCTCAGACCGGCAAGCGGGCGCATGACCCCTCGGCGGTCAAACCGAGGGCCTCGCATGGACGGCAGTCAGACCGGGATCGCGAGAAACCCCAACCATGACTACCGGAAGTGGAGGCCGTCGTGAATCTCGACGAGCTGATCACCAAGATTGAGGTTGAGGAGGAGACGACTGTTCGGCATCGCGACAAGTGCAAGGCCGAAGTCGCCGCGATCCTCTCCCTGGCCGACCAGGAGGGCCGATCCACCCTCACCGCCGACGAGCAGACTCGTTGCGACGACCTCGACGCGACGGCCAAGCGCTGCAAGCAGGATCTCATCGGCATCCGTTCGAAGCTGGAGCGGGCCCGCGAGGCGAAGATCGAGGAACTGGAGATCGCCGAGGACGCGAAGCGGTCCGAGCCGACCAACGCCGGCAACACCAAGCCGGCCTACGACCGGGTCGCGCGAGTGGGTCGCGAGGAGCGGACATATTCGCGTGAGGGCGACCCCGGCGGCGCGCTGTTCCTGCGCGACGTCGCGGCGTCGTGGCTCATGGGAAACCCCGAGTCGAACATGCGGCTCAACCGCCACATGCAGGAAGAGCGCGTCGAGCGACCGCAGTACCTGACCCGCGCGGTCGGCACCGGCGCTTTCACGGGGCTCGTGGTGCCGCAGTACCTGACCGAGATGTACGCGCCGGCTGTGGCGAACATGTCGCCGTTCGCCGACATCTGCAACAAGCACCCGCTGCCGGCCGACGGCATGACCGTCAACATCTCTCGCATCACCACCTCTGCCTCGGTGGCCGAGCAGACCACGGAAAACTCGGCGGTGTCCGAGACCGACATGGACGACACGCTCCTCACGGAGAACGTGTTGACCGCCGCCGGACAGCAGACGCTGTCTCGGCAGGCCATCGAGCGCGGCACCGGCATCGAAGACGTCACGATGGGCGACCTGTTCCGGCGCTACGCCACGAACAAGGACTCGATGCTCATCAACAAGGCGACCGTGGGCCTGGCGGCGCTCGCCACCACCACCAGCTACACGGACACCACCCCGACCGGCGCCGAGCTGTATCCGAAGATCCTCTCCGCTGCGGCCGGCGTCGAGGCGGCGCTGCTGACATACGGCATGCCCACCCACGCGGTTATGCACTCGCGTCGGTGGCACTGGCTGAACAGTCAGCTCACCAGCACCTGGCCGCTGATCTCGCAGCCCGGCATGGACCCGAGGGCCATCGGCACCAACAACGCCGTGGCCTACGGCGCCGGATTCCGCGGCATGCTGCCCAACGGGATGCCGGTCGTGGTGGACAACAACATCGCCATCAACGGTGGCACCGGCACCAACGAGGACGTCATCTACGTCATCTGCTCTGACGAGTGCCACCTGTGGGAGGACCCGAACGCCCCGGTGTTCATCCGCGCCGAGCAGCCCAAGGCGGCAAACCTCGGCGTCCTGCTCGTGGTGTACGGGTACTTCGCGTTCTCCTTCCGGCGCTACGCGAACTCGGTGCAGTCGGTCTCCGGTACCGGATTGGTCACGCCAGTCTTCTAATCCGCACGGCCGCACGAGCGAAGGAGCAATCCGTGAAGCTCCTTCGCTCGTGGCCGGCCGTGGTCCCGGCGAATACCGCTCGGGCGCACGTGATCGACCCGATCCCCAGGATCTATCTCGACGACTACGACCTCTCTCCCATGGCAGAGATAGACGACGACATCGTCCTACTCGAGTGGGATATCGCAGTCGACCGGACCTCTCTCGAGGTTTTCGTCGAGAGAGCCAAGGCCAAGCCGGACACGGTCATCGTGGCGCCGTATCGGCTGTATGAGACCACCGTGAGAAGCCATCGACTCAAGCAGCCAGTGTGGTGCCACCGCCGTTCCGACGGATCGCACGTCGCGACCGGCGAACGGTGGTGCAGCGCCTTCGGGTTCGGCCTCATCTACTTCCCCCGGTCCGTGGTGGAGGCGTTCAGGGCGGACTGGCAGGGACATTTCTCCGACGGCAGCTTCTCCGGATGGCACAAGAACAAGGTGTCCGACCGGGTGGAGATCATCTGGGACGCCCCGGCGACACATCTGCACTACACGGTGTCCGACCTGGGTTTCGAACTCGAGGAGCGGGAGCCGCCGAAGCGGATCCCCGTCAGCAGCAGCACCGCCGACGAGGACGAATCCGCGGCTAAAAGATCGACCTCGGACATCTCCGCACTGCTGCGGGAGCGGGCCGGGTACAAGCGGGCCGGCAGGTTCGACCGCGCGGCCGCCGTGGACGAGCAACTGGCACTGAGGGGGTATCAGTAGATGCACGCCTCAGTCCTAGCCTGGTTCCGCACCGCGCTGAGCGCCGACGAGGTACGGGGAAAGCGGGTCCTCGAAGCCGGAAGTTACAACGTCAACGGCTCGGTGCGACCACTCGTCACCGCATTAGGGCCCGAGGACTACATCGGTGTCGATGCTTCCGCTGGACCAGACGTTGACCAAGTTATCGACTGCACGGCACTCATCGAGACGTTTGGCGCCAGCAGTTGGGACGTAGTGATCTCCACGGAGATGCTCGAGCACGTTGAAGACTGGCGCTCCAGTATTCGCAATCTCATCGCCGTCGTTGCCCCCGGTGGGCTCATGATGGTCACCACCCGCTCTCCGGGGTTTCCCTACCACCCGTTCCCGGGTGACTACTGGAGATACACGGCGGAGTCGCTACGGCGCGTTTTCTCCAATGCTCGCCTGGAGATTCTGGAGATTATCGAGGACCCGCAAGATCCAGGAGTTTTCGTCAAGGTGAGGAAGCCTGACGACTGGCAGCCACAGCGAGGGAATCCGTGGGTCGGTGTGGACGTGCTTCCGGTCGGCCCTCAACCGCAATTGAAGGAGAAAGTGATGTCGGAGCCGGTTGAGAACAAGGCCATCGCCGCCCTACTGCGCGAACGTGCAGGGTTGGTGGCTGCCGGCAAGACCGACCGGGTGGCACTCGTGGACGAGCAGCTGAAACTGCGCGGCTACGTCACCGACGAGGAGCCGAAGCGCGAGGCGCGCAAGCAGCCACCCCAGGGCCGTTCCTCGAAGCCTCCTCAGGCTAGCGAGTGAGCACCCTCGTTCCCGGCGAAGCCACCGTTCAGTTGGTGAACGGCGTCCGGCAGGTACTGAGGGCGGATCCGCTGATCCGCGTGTCGGTTGCCCTCTTGGACACGCTGCGGGACAACGGATCCCTTCAGTCTGACGGCACCATCGTTCTCGACTCTGCCGGCGAATACAGCTACCGATTCCTGTGCGCGGAGAGCGACGTGGTCCACATCTACGAGCGGGTGAACGCGCCGACGAACTTCGCCGTGGGTGTCACCGCCGTCGTCACCGGTCATGCCGTGCATCCCACGGCCCTTCCGGACAAGCAGGAGGTTCAGGCATGACCGCCGGAGTCAGCGCGTCTCGAGCGAACTCGATCCTCAATGTTCATCGCAACACCGCCTATTCGGCGATCGCTACGCCGTTCATCAAGCTCCACATCGGCGACCCCGGTTCGGCCGGCACCGCGAACGCTTCCGCCGTCACCACGAGGAACGCCATCACCTGGAACGCCCCGTCGGCGGGTTCGATGACACTCAACTCGCTGGGCACGTGGTCCATGACGACCTCGGAGACACTGTCGCACGTGTCCGAATGGGATGCGTCAACGGCGGGGAACTTCATCGAGTCGTGGGCACTGACGGCCACTGTCCCGGTCGTGAACGGATCAACGTTCGCGATCTCCACATACACCCTGTCCGTCTCGCCGATCGCGGCATAGGAGCACAGTCATGGCCAAGGCCGGATACACGATCCGCACCACATCGGCGGTGGCACTGTCTGCGGCGACCGCGAAGTCGGTGCTGTGCGTCATCAGCCCTGCTCAATTCGGCATCGACCTGGTGAAGTTCCGCATCGGCTTCGATGGCGTCACCGCGTCCGCCGTCCCGGTCTTCTGGGAACTCTGCCGCTCAACGCTGGCCACCAACTCGACGCCGGGAACCGCCAACACGTCCGAGACGTCGAACATCCAGCAGGTATACGGCCGTGCGATCACCACCGGGTTCACCGGGTTCTCGGCGTCCACTTCGGAGCCTACGGTGCTCACGGTGGTGGAGAGCAACTACCTCACGCCCACGGGTGGACTGCTCGTGTACGACTGCGCACTCGGCACGTCACTCGAAGCCGATGTGTCGGCCGGAATCGTGCTGCGCTTGACCGCGCCGGCCACGGTGAACGTCAGAGCTGGCTTCTGGTTCGAGCGAATCTGACATGAGACTGGTCCGGCCAAGGTCGGTCCAGGCGGCAGGGTCATCGTGGCCGGGTCCCACGAACACAGGTGTCCCGTCTGGCACATCACTCACTGCATCTCCGGGCAACTTCGACACGACCAGCAACGGGCAGACCATCACAGCCCTGGACATCACGGGCGCGTTCGTCGCGAACCACACGAATCTGGTCCTACAAAGTTGCCGAATCACCGCGCCATCGACCGAGCTGTGCGCACTGTTCGTGGCCAACACGGCATCCGGCGGCACGATCACTTGCTATGACTGCGAGTTCGACGTCAGCAACGGTGCCGGGACGAGCGGGGTCTTCTACGACACGAACGCCACACCTCCGGCGGTGACCCTGCGTCGGTGTCAGATCCGGCGTACTGAGAACGGCGTCGGATGTCTGTCCAACTTCGACATGCGGGACTGCTACATCTATGACCTGAACCCGGCCGGTGGCGATCCGCACACTGATGGACTGCAGACCAGTCCCGGAGTTTCCAACATCACCATCGTGCACAATACGTTCGACCTGTCGGGAGTGAACAGCGGGCCGAACAACTCGTGCATCCAGCTCAACGTCACCTCCACAGACAACGTGAACTGGCTGATCGAGAACAACAAGATGCTGCTGAAGCCCGACACGGGCGGCGCGTGCGTCCGGCTTCCGAATGCGGACGCCACCGGAAACAACATCCGGGTTCGCAACAATCGGATGGCGCCCGGACTGTTCGGATACGTGATCCCGACGCCCCCCGCGAGTCACATCACCGAGTGGTCCGGCAACGTCAACGACTCCACGGGAGCGGCGGTGCCCTAATGGCGATCGCGGTGCGCAGTGTCACGGTGGGCACAAATGACGGCTCGTCGGCTGCGGTATCCGCGACCACGCCATCCACCACCCAGATCGGCGATCTGTTGGTGGTCGCGCACTCCAACGACTTCTACACCCTCACCACCATGCCCACCCCAACGTGTACCGGTGCCCCCACTCTCACCGCCATCACCAACGGCACGGCCGACGGAGGTACCGGAGAGGGGCACATCAAGACCTACACCGCCGTGGCGAATACCGGTGGAGCCAACACGGTGACCGTCACCGAAACCGGCTCACACGACGAAGAGAAGGCCATGGTGGTCTACGTCCTCACCGGAGCGGACACCACAACTCCGGTCGACGTAGCGGCGAGCTTCAACGGCACGCCAGGCAACGACAGCCAGACCTGCCCCAGTGTCACGGCGACTGTCAGCGACGGCTACCTCATCTGTTTCAACAACAGCGGACCCAGCAGCAACACCGCCTACGGATCCCCCGGTTCGATGACGGAGCAGTACGAAATCCACGTCGGCGGAATGTCCGGTGTCGGCGCCACTGAGCAACTGAGTGCGTCCGGTGCTACCGGAACCCGGACGTTCACCTGTGTGCCTGGAAACAACATCTTGTGGGTGTCCGTGTCGGTGGTCATCCGCACGGCGAGCGCCGGGGCGGCACCGGCTGCGATCGAACCGATCGTCGCACCATCGCTCGCGGCCATCCAAGCCGGGGTTTGGTAAGATGGCCCGCCTCGGCCGCATGCAGCCCGCGCCGGTCATCTTCATACGCACGCCGCCGTCGCCGGCCACCACGGGCGCAGTCGCTGGTGTAGCGACGCTTTCCGGCACCATCAGCGGCGCCAGATCCGATTCTGGCGCGCTTAGCCAGGCCGTCACGCTGGCCGCGACGGTAACGGGATCCAGGCTGGACTCCGGCTCTGCAACAGCCACGGTGACCCTCGCTGCGGCAGTAACCGGATCATCATCCGATCCTGTGCTCCAGGTCCGGCCGATCATCGTGTCCAACACGGACTCTGCCTATCGGGCCCGGTTGCGCTACGACACCAGCATCGTTATCGCCGGGGCGCCCATCGAAGTTCCTCCGACGTCCGGCGATGTAGCGGGCATCCTGACACTGTCCGGCACGGTCGTCGGCGCGAGATCCGACGCCGGGTCTACAACCGGCGCGATGACGCTCGCGGGAAGCGTCGCGGGTGCTCGCTCTGATTCTGGGGCCGTTTCCGGGGCCGTGGCGCTGTCGGCGTCGATCACCGGTTCGGTATCCGGCAGCGGGGCGCTATCCAGAACGCTGACCTTGTCGGCGAGCGTCACCGGCGCCCGCAGCGATGCCGGAACCGTCAGCCGCTCGGTCACCCTCTCGGCCAGTATCACCGGCCAAGTATCTGGAATCGGCGGGCTGACCCGAACCGTCACCCTGTCGGCCACCATCACTGGCATGGCGACACCACCGGGTGCCGAGGGTTTCATCTGCCAAGACCTCGCTGGCGCCGTCGTCGCCGTCTCCCACGCGGGTGCCGCGGTCGTGGTGGCCTACGCCGGATCAACGTCACTGGTCACGGACGAAGGCGCGGCCAACATGGCTGGCTACGCCGGCACAGCATCCATCTGCGGACGATAGGGGACAGCGATGGCACTTCAGGTTCCCCTGACCCTCAACGAGAACAACGACGAGGAGATCCTCGCGACTCTCACCACCAACCAGCCCTCGGCCGGCACCGCTCTGGACCTCACGGGCAAGACCATCGAGGCGTACCTCAAGGTGAGCGCGGCCACTGCGGACAGCGATGCCAGCACGTGGAAAGGCATGTCGACCGGTGGCACGCCGGCAGTCACCATCACCAACGCCGCCGCCGGTCAACTGTCTGTCCTTGTCCCGGCGGCCAGCATCACCACCGCGATGAAATGGTGGCGCCTCGACGTGTTGAGCGGGACGTTGCGGAAGACGGCGTTGTATGGCGTGATCACGGTGGTTGACCTGTGACCGTCGACATCGGCGATGTGATTCGTCTGGCATGGACGAACACGTCCCCCGCTGGGGCACCGGTGAACGCGGGCTCCGTCACGCTCACTGTCACGCTGCCGAACAACACGCCGAGCCAGTTCGGCCCGATCGCCCCGGTCACCACGGGCATCTATCAGTACGACTACCAGACGATCCAGGCCGGTCCGCATCGCGTCTACTGGCAAGGTACGGGCGCTAATCCAGGCGCTCATTCGGATGTCTTCAACGTCCACCCGGCGGCGCCACCCTATCTGCTGTCACTGGCGGACGCCAAGGAGCAACTGAACAAGATCGCGACGATCGACGATGAGGAGTTGCGTCGCCTAGTCGAATCGGCAACGGCCGCCGTCGAGCGCCACCTTGACAAAGCCGTAGTGCGCCGGACGGTAACCGAGAAGCGCGACATGGGTAATCCAAGCCCGTCTCGATCTCCGGACATCCTGCAGTCCTTCACCCTCACAACGAAGCCAGTGATCTCGCTGACCAGCGTGGTAGCCGCTGACGGTGGACTGACCTGGAATCCAAGTAATATGACTGTCACCGAGGGTGGCGTGGTTCGAGTGCTGGCCGGATCGGTTATCTGGGGACCGGTGACCTTCACTTATGAAGCCGGAATGCTGATCACGCCGGCCGAATACTCCGAGGCCGCCGGGATAATCGTGCAGCACATCTGGCAGAACACTCAACGAGGTCAGAAAGGGCCAGCGCGGGCTGGCCTGGAAACTCCTGGAGCGGGATTCACTTCCTTCGGTTACTCGATTCCCTACGCCGCGCTGGAGCTGCTCGGACCTAGCCTGTCGGGGATCGCCTGATGCCCACGCGCGCGTTCGACTCGATCGACGCGATTATCAGCGTCTTGAGAACCGCTGGTTTGACCGTCGTCGATGGGCCAGCGGAGATCGGCGACTACCAGGCCATGGTCTTCGTCGGCTACGACGGAAACCCCGAGGGTGACTGGAAGGCACTTGACGGTGACCAGGATTGGGCTGCCATCGGCAACAGAAGCCGAGATGAGCGCTTCGACGTCATCTGCGCCGCACTGGCGCCCTACGACGAGACTATCAAATCCGGTCGCGATGCCGTCAAAGCCCTGCTAGCGACGGTCGAAACCACTCTGAGAGCGAACCTTTCGCTGGGCTTCGACTCGCCGTATGTGGCGGGAGTGATTCCCAGGGAATTGTTTTACGAAGACGGCGCTGCCCGGCACGTCTTCCTCGTCCGTGTCATGACCCGCGTCTAGGAGATCTCACCATGCCGAAGTTCCGACTGCGCGCCGACGGCCCGCCGGTCACGATCCTCGCGAAGCCCGGCGACCCGGATGCGTTCAACGTCGAGCCGGGCCAGGTCGTGGACATCCCCGGCCGGCTCATCACGTCGCGGGAAACCAAGAAGGGCGATCCGGAGCCGAATCCGCTACCCGATGACGCGTACGTCGTGGCGAACGGCGACGACGAGCGGGCATGGCCCCATGCCCTGTGGGAGTCCGTCGACGACAAGCCGGCCGCGCCGGTGAAGGAGAAGTAACATGGCCACCGGCACAGGTCTTGACGCGCAACTTGGCTTCGCGTCGGAGTCGACGTGGGGGACTCCGGTCACCGTCACGCGATTCCTCGAGTTCAACAGCGAGGCCACGCAGTTCAACCCGAGCTTCCTGGAGCCGACGGGGCTGCGTCCGGGCGTGTACTTCAAGCGGGCGAACCGTGTCCAGGTCGCCAAGTCGGATGTGACCGGCGATATCGAGGTTGAGCACGCCACCAAAGGCATGGGGTTGCTCTGGCATCACGCGCTGGCTTCGGCCACCACCACGACGACGGTGATCACCGGCACCGCCTTCAAGCAGATCCACACCCCCGGCGGTTTCAACGGGCTCGGGTTCACCACGCAGCTCGGCCGGCCGGAGCCCGGCGGCACGGTGCGACCGTTCACGTACGCCGGCTGCAAGGTGACCGGCTGGGAGTTCAGCGTCAAAGAACAGGCGATCCCGTCTCTGAAGCTGACGATCGACGCGAAGTCGGAGTCGACCTCAACTGCGCTGGCCACCGCGAGCTATCTGTCCGGCGCCACCGTGTTCACCTTCCAGCAGGTCGCCAACTTCAAGCTCGGCGGAACCCCCACCACATCGGCGGGGGAGACCACGATCGGTTCCGGTGTCGCGGTCGCGACGATCGTCAAGGACTTCACCCTGACCGGCAAGACGCCGCTCGCCACGGATCGGTTCGGCCTCGGCAACGCCGGTCTGAAGGCCGAGCAGATCGGCCCCAACGCCACCCCCACCATCACGGGAAAGCTGTCGGCTGAGTTCTCCAAGACTGAGTTCTACGACGTGTACAAGGCCAACACGACGATCCCGCTCCAGCTCGACCTGCAGGGCGGGGTGATCGGTGCGACCGCGAGCAACTACCTGCTGTCGTTCATTCTGCCGGCCATCAAGTTCAAGGCCGCCCCACCGATGGTGGGCGGGCCGGACATCGTGCAGATGAGCGTCGACTTCGAGGCGTACAGCAACGAGATCGATCCGGTCATCCAGGTGAAGATCCAGAGCGACGAGGCGACGGTGGTCTGATGCCTCAGGCCCGGTTCTCGATGTCATCCCAGGGAGCCGCGGAATACCGGGCGCTGGCGCGGAGTCTACGGCAGGCGGGCCGAAAGGATCTGCGCGCCAAGCTGCGGAAGAAAATCGTCGAGGCCGGCAAGCCGGTGGTCGATGACGTCAAGAGCGCGGTCCAGGGGATAGCGGTCACCGGGTCGCGCGGGGGAGGGTCTTCGCAGAGACGCAAGTTCCTATCGGCGAAACGGACCATCTCGGCGCGGCGCAAGACGGGACTGCGTAGGTCCATCGCTTCCGCGACCGGCCTGCGGATCACGTCCCGAGGTGTGAGGATCATCGTCAACTCGGATCGTTTGCCGCAGGATCAGCGGAACTTGCCTCGACATCTGGACAGTCCAAAAGGGTGGCGCCACCCCGTCTTTGGTAACTGGCACAACGGCCGCAAGCCGGTTCATCAGCGGGGTCAGCCCTATTTCGCGGTCACGATCAAACGCCACGCCCCCCGGTTTCGCCGTGCGATTCTGGAAGCCATGGACGAGATCCGGCAGGAAATAGAAAAGTAGAAGGTAGGCAGGGTTGAAATTCAAGATCGAAGACGAGGAGTACGCCTTCGACGGGAAGCTCACCGTCAAGGAGGCGATGATCCTCCAGGACAAGGCTGGCTGCGGCGTCAACGAAGCCGATGTCGAGCTTCGGCGTGGCAACCCGTATGCCATCGCGGCATGGATGTGGATTCTCATGCGGCGCGCCGGGAAGGTGATCCGGTGGGAGGACATGCTGAACCTCGACATCCGCACCTACGACGTGGTCCCCGACGAGACCGAGGAACCCACGACTGAAGCCACTGGGACGCCGCCGGACCCTACCCAGACCGGTGGAACGACCCCCGAGACAGGTACCTCCGCTACCTAGTGTCGTTCTGCACGTTCCCGATGTCACTGCGTCCGCCCGACATCCAGGAACTCGAGCTTGTCGAGTTCGATCTTTTCGCGGACCGCATTGAGGCCCTGGCGAAGAACGTGGAGGGGTGACCCGTGGCTAATGATCTTTCATTCAACATCATCGCCCTGGACAACGCCTCCAAGACGTTCATCAAACTGTCCGAGCAGGTCGAGCGGTTCGCACTGCGACTGGACAAACTGGACCGCAAAGACGTCAACGTCAACGTCAACGTCAAGACCGACAAGGCGATCGGGAGCATCGATCTACTGGAGTCCCGGTTCCAGAAGCTCGCGGCCGGCGTGGTCTCGGTCTCGGGTTTCGCCGGCCCGGCGATCATCGGTGGCATCGGCGCAGGGTTCATCGCCATCGCGGCGATAGCCCAGAAGTCCAACGCCGAAATACGCGAGACCTACCAACTGCTCTGGCGCAATGTCGCGGCGACAACGAAGAACGCCACCGACCAATTGGTGCCACAGATCGCGGGTGCTGGCCGCGCCATCGACGCGGAGTTCCAGACGCTTGGACCGGACCTGGAACGCGCGTTCTCCTTCGCTGGGCCGGACATCGTCGCGCTGACCAACGGCCTCAACACTCTCGCGCACAACGTCATGCCCGGCCTGAACGCGGTGATGAAGGAATCCCTTCCGGTCATGGAGGGCTTCTCGTCGCTGATGGGCCAACTCGGCACGTCAGCCGGCAACACGCTGACCGAACTGTCGAAGCATTCCGACGAGTTCGGCATCAGTGTCCAGTCGCTCGGCGGCGTCACGTCGGCCGCGCTGGGCGCCGCGAGCACGATCGTCATCGACCTGAACCACGTGTGGGCTGAGAACGCCGGTGGGATCGTGTCGTCGGCCGAGGGGATCGGCGAGTCCATCACAGGTGTCGCCAACGGGGCCGTTCCACTGCTGTCCGCTGGGCTGCAGGTGTTGACAGGCCTGATCTCCGGCGTCACCGACATCCTCGGGCCTGTCGCCCCACTGCTGGGCACGGTCGGAACGGTCGCTCTCGCTACATGGGGCGCTTTCAAGGTAGCAAGCATCGCCAGCACGGGCGTGAATATTCTCGCGACCGGAGTCATGAACCTCGGCGCCAACATGCAGGTGGGTGCTGTCAGGGCGGCCGGATATGTAGCCGCGCAACGAGGGGTGGCCGTCCAGGCTTCCGCGACCGCTACCGCCTTGACCGCTGCTGGTGCGGCGACCGCGCGCGCTTCGATCGGGTTCGCCGCCGCCGCGTCATCGCTGGCCGGTCCGATTGGTCTCGCGATCACTGGCGGGGCGATCCTGTTCGGCCTTCTGTCCGACAGTCAGGACAAGGCAGCGGAGTCTTCGCTGCGTCTCGCTGGCACTACCGACCAGCTCGCGTCTGCGTTCATCGCCAGCCACGGGGCTATGAACCGAACCACCGACGATGCCCTACTGAACAGCGACAGCTTCAAGGCCGCCGCAGACGCCGCCAAAACTTTCGGCATCAGCCAGGCCGACGTGTTCAAGGCGATCGTCCAGGGCGGACCTACCTTGGATGAAATGCGCGCGAAGCTGCAGGCAGCCGCCGAAGCGATCATGAGATTGGCGGATTCCGGCGACTTCGAGCTTACCGAAGACCCAGCGAAGGCCCTGAAAGCGTTCGACGAGGCGACGAAAGCGTTCACCGACGGCCAACAGCGCGCGCGAGAGTATTCCGCCGCGCAAGTTGAGGTTGGCACAGTTCTCCTGCGCACAGCCGAGTATCAGGATGCCGCCTCCGGCACGGCGAGAGCGCTCGGCTTGAGCCTCGGTGAAGTCTCCGGCGGTTTCCGAATTGTAGTAGCCACGGGAACAGCTGCGTCCACATCGACCACGGACGTCGCCGCCGCGTTCATCAAGACCCGGTTGGCGATGGCTCAGGCGCAAACCTCCGTGACGGACCACTTCGTGAGCGCCGACAAGGCTGTGATCTCGGCCCAGTCCAGCCTGAGGGAGTCGAATCACTCCCTGGCGGGATCGGCCAGGGCCGTCGCAGATGCTCAGCACTCCCAACTCGCTGCCCAACGCTCACTCGCGGACGCGCGACATTCTGAACTCGCCGCCCAGCGTTCACTCGCGGACGCGCAGGCTGGTGTAGGCGTTGCCCAGCAAGCCATCATCCGCGCTACGGAAGATGAGCGCCGCGCACAGCTCTCGCTCAACGAGGCCCGCCAGCAGGCCATTGAAGACCTGAAGGAGATGCACGCCCAGCTTGAGGGCCAGGTCGTCAGTGAGGGGCAAGCCCGCCTGCGGCTGTTCGACGCCATCAAGTCTGGTGATCTCCTCGGAGTCAACCCTGGCAACGCTCGGGAGATGTCCACACAGACCATCACTGAGGACAACGAGGAGCAGATCCGGGCCGCTCTCGACGTCCTGTCCGCGCAGAACTCGCTCAACCAAGCGCTGCACTCCGGTCAGAAGCTGCGCGCCGACGTCGCCAAGGCCGATGCCGCCGGCGTAGAAGGCGCCCAGGGCGTGATAGCCGCCCAAGAGGCGCTGGTTGGTGCGCACGAGCAGGTGACATCCGCGTCGAGTTCGCTGGTGAAGGCGCAACGGCAGGTCGAAGAGGCCGACTACAGCCTGAAGCGTTCACACCAAGCCGTGGAAGACGCGGCCTACAGCCTAAGGCGCGCACACCAGGCCGTGGAAGACGCTGAGTACAACCGGGAACGCAGCGCGGAGCGCGTCACGGCCGCCCAGCAGTCGCTGCGAGACGCCCAAGACCAGGCCAGCCGATCCCTGGACATCAACACCAAGGCTGGCCAGGAGAACCTGCGGCAGATCATGACCCTGTGGGCTGCCATCGAGGCCAGCGGCATGCCTACTCAGGACCGATTCAACGCCCTTGTGGGCCAAACCGCATCCGTTTTCGGCATGAGCACTGACGCAGCGGCCTTGTTCCTGGCCCAATTGGGCCTCATTCCCAAGGACTTCAAGTACAACGTCACCGCTGTCGCCGGGGCGGATCTCCAGGCGATCACCCAGCAGACGATCAACGGCGTCAAAGTCTTCACATCTAGCTTGGGTTCCGGTGGGATCGCCTCGGCCGGCCGGCTCGCGTCCGGTGGACCCGTGGTCGGCATGGGCGGACCGAGGGACGACGCCAACCTCATCTGGGCGTCACACGGCGAGTACATGCAGCCGGCCGACGCGGTCTCCTACTACGGCGCGGGAGTCATGGAGGCGATCAGGCAGAAGAAGCTGCGGATCGTCGGCTCGGACGGCGCGGCGCTACCCGGCTACGCCAAGGGCGGCATGATCGAAGCCTTCGCCGCGTATGCGAACCTGGCGACCGCCTACGTCTCCGACGTGAACACGCTCGGCGTGATGGGGATGCCACACCCCGCGCAACTCCCCGTCTACGTCGCTCCCGTCGCCGCGGTGACTCAGACGATTTCGCCGGGGAGCTTCATTGCGGGACGTGGTGTCGCCCAGTGGACGCCGCAGATCCTGCAGGCCCTGTCCATGTTGGGCCAATCCGCGGATTGGCTGCCCGTGGTTCAAAGGCGCATGAACCAAGAGTCCGGCGGTAATCCGACCGTGGTGAACCGCTGGGATAGCAACTGGCAGCGAGGCACTCCGTCAGTCGGCTTGATGCAAGTTATCGGGCCGACTTTCGCCCACAACGCTGGCCCGTTCGCGGGAACGGGGCCGTTCCTGTACGGGACGTCCGTTGACCCCTTGGCGAACATTTACTCAGGACTCAACTACGCCATCCACCGGTATGGGTCACTGTCCGCCCTCAACCGACCAGGCGGGTATGACAACGGTGGTCAGCTTCAGCCCGGCTGGACCCCCGTATTCAACGGAACCGGGCGGCCGGAGAACGTGCGCTCGGCCGCCGCCGAGGACAAGTTGCTGGACGCGCTGAAGTCCCATCGCCCGGTGAAGAACTTCATCCTCAACGCGCACGTCAGTGACCGTGGACTGGATGTGCGCGAGCAGTTCCGGCGCATGGAAGCTTTGGAGCGTCGATGACCGAGACCGTTGTATGGGTCGACGTCGACGGCGGGCAAACCACGCTGGAATCCGAAATGGGCATGGCCGCCGTGTCGAAGCGCTTCATGCCACCAGCCGAGATCAGCGAGGACGTGGTAGCAGGTCAGCCTGGCACCAGGATACGTTCCGTTCGCCACGGACCCAGGAACATGGTGATCCCGTTCTGGTTCGTAGGCTCGTCCGAGGCGGACCTCCGCACCCAGATGCGCGCCATGGTGGATCTGATGGACCCGGTGCGCGGTGAGGGAAAGATTCGCGCCACCTCGCCGCTCGGAGATCAGCGCGAGATCTCCTGCCGAGTGTCAGACGGCCTCGACGTCGAAGAACACCTGGGCGAAGGCACGGGCGCCGCCAACCAACTGGTGCCGGTCATGTTTCATGCGGCCGACCCCTACTGGTATGACGTCACCACCATCACGCCGGGGGACTATCAGGTCACCAGCTCGCCTACGTTCTTTCCCTTCTTCCCGATCCGCGTCTCCGCCAGCGAGATCGTCGTCGACACCACGATCACCAATGACGGCTCGGTCGAGACTTGGCCAACGTGGACAGTCTTCGGCCCCGGATCAGGGATAGCGCTGCGGAATCTCACCACCGGGAAAAACCTACTGTTGTCTACGATGACCCTCGCCACGGGGCAGTACATCGAGATCGACACCCGGCCAGGATTCAAGACAGTGAAGCG